ATGATGGATTGGTGTCTTTCATAATCGAAATCAACGTAACGACGAACGAAACTGTTGCAGTCACGAGTATCAATAACTCTGATACCAAGGAAATTGACTTCTGGAAAACGACCCTTGAGTTGATTGAGTAGTGCAGCAGTCAAATCGTAGTATGCGTCTGCACAATGATAGGTCTTACCGTTTATGTCACGAATGAATACGTTACCATGTGCGGAACGTGTTCCCAAGTATGGTTCTTCACCTGATCTACCTTTGAACTCTTTATGAAACTTGAGAGGATGTGCTTCACCATCAGTAAGAGTGATGCACTGAATCTTCTGAACACCTGTTTTCTTTTTGAACTCAGGAATCAGTTGATTCAAGGAGACAAGTGCTTCGTTCAAAGGAGTTCCAGATAGACCCAAACGATTTGGGCACTGGTAGATAAAATTGCAGTTCCAACGACCACGATTGTCAAGAGAGTTTGTGAGTCTCCAGATGTTCATCATCTGTTTCTCTAGATCTCCTTTCTTACAATCACTTGTTAGAAACTCAACCATTGCGAATTGTGCTTCGACATAAAGTTGACCATCTTTCTTTTCGTGATGATCTGGTGGATACTGCCAATTTTCGTAGTTACCAAACCTATCATAATTTCTCTCTCCACGATTCCACTCATTAGTGAAAGCAAATACTTGGAAAGGAATTTGAACTTTCTTACAGAACCAAATCAAATTGAACAACTGTTTGATTGTATCCAAGAGAACATTACTCATAGATCCAGACCAATCAAGGACAAAGATGAGTCCATGATTTTTACCATCAGGTAGAGTAGTGATCTTTTTGAATAGATCTTCGTTGTACTTGTATGAGTGAAGCTTTGTGCAATCAAGAACACCTGTCTTTGATACTGTAGCACGAGAGTATGCGTCAGCAGACTTGCGGCACTCAAACTCTTTTACAAGATAGTTGACTTCTTTCTGTGCAGAACGACGGAAGAGTCTGTACTCATTGTCAACACTTCCATAAAGATCCATAGGAAGACGATAGTTGTCTGCTTGTTGAATCTCCTGATCATAATGTTGTTGTTGCTTGATCCATTCCTCATTGAGGTATTGATGAACCTCTGCATTTTTGGCAGTAATAGTTCCAAGATTTAGTGTTGGAATGGTGCAGTATTCTGTATCGTAAATACTTGAAGTTTGTTTCTCATTATTCAAGTTTACCAAGTTATCTGAGAGAGTCTTGTCA